ATTTCGGGTGTACGTTCCTCTAAAACCTTCGTAAGGGTAGAAATACACTTGGACCAACGAGGTTCACCACAGTAGCGTTGAACACGTTCATTGAAAACAAATGTACTACCCAAAAACTCCATATCAGTAATGTCACTAGACACACGAAAGGCCGAAGCTTTCACTTGCATTGAGTTGTAAAGTTGATAATGTGCACTCACAAACTGCTGATATGACTCAGCAGTAGGAAAATGTGCAGCACGGAGTTCGCGAAACCACTTAGAAACAGAGGACAAGTAATCATCACCGTAAAGTGACTCAATAACATTGTCGAGAATCTCTGAATAAGTAGGAAAGCGACCGAGAACAAGCTTACAAAATCGAATCCAAAAGTGAAAACGGATGATTAAGTGTGCAATAGTGTTATCTGTAGAAGTTTTACCACTCCCAGATGGGTTTCCGTGAGACTTAATATAGATTTCTCCATTTGGCATCACGATATACTGGTTCTCAAGCCCATCCCGAAGAATGGGTAAATAAGGCGAAGCAGCAACGCGTGAAGATAAATAAGACTCACGGATATCATAAACATCGGAAAGTATGGGCAATAAACGATCCCAGCCAGATACATCCCCCATCTCATGCTCAACGAACAGGTCGGAATGTGCATGCGCCAAAAGGTCAATACCATTATACTGTTTAGTAAATCCATAGCGAGACCAGAAGTTCTGAAAATCATTACAGCGAGATTTCATCGCAGCATCTTGAGTGTCATAGTGACGCTTCTGCTGGATTACATACTCGCACGGAGATATGAAAAAAGAACGGGCCTTACCATCGAGAACTTCTTCTAAGGGTAGAAACTCGGTTTTGGTTGTAGCATGCCATACGGGTCGGCGAAGATCGTAGAGGCGGATAGGGAAATCAGGACTATCAATAACATCTTTCTTAGTGCGATATCCTTGATTTATCCATGGCTTACCAGGACTGGATTTGAAATTGACATCAATAGGCTCAGCATATTTTGAGTTCGACATGCACGAAA